TTGTCCGGGTATTACTTATGGTGAGTTGTACATTGTAGGTGGTACAACTGCATTTACTCTTGCTGCTGCAAGTGCATATACACGACTTGATCCGGGTACAGATTGGCAAGCAAATGGATTTAATAATGTTACACTAGATGCTACAGATGGTGAAATTGTAATTGTAGCTCCGGGTACTTACAAACTTGAGTTTTGGGCAAACTTTACAACAGCAGCAATTGCGTCTGGCACTAAATACAATTTTAAATATGCAGTGAATGGCACTACATCTACACGTACTATTTCAGTGCAAAAAATTACAAATAATGCAGATAGTTTGCATGTTGCTGGTTCTGGTATTGCTACATTTGCTGCTAATGACATTGTATCTATTCACGCTGGTGGTGATGGCACCAGTAGCGGTACAGCAATTACAGTTACACAAGCTGGTTTTAATTTGCTTCTTTTGAAGAATACATAATATGGCTACAATGACTCTTTTGGAAATGACGCAATCTGTCCTTAATGCTATGGACAGTGATGATGTCAACTCAATTGATGACACTGTAGAAAGTGTTCAAGTTGCTCTCATTATTAAAGAATCTTATTTTGATTTGATTAGCCAACGTAATTGGCCGTTCTTAGGAACAAAGTTTAGCATGACAGGGCTGGCTGATGTGACACGCCGCACTTATTTGCAATTGCTAGACACCTATTCAAAGATTGATTGGGTTAAGTATAATGGTGTAGAAGTTGACTACCTTGACCCCAAAGACTTTCAAGATATGCTGGATCAACGTGTAGTCACTGCAAACGTAGTGGATAGCAACAAGTTTGTTATCAATCGTGATCCGATGTACTTTACTACATTTGATGATGAGTTGTTTATTTTTGATGCAATTGATTTGAGTGTTGACACAACATTGCAAACTTCTAAAAACACTTGCTTTGGTACTCGCGTTCCTACGTGGACGCATGACGATGCATTTATTCCTGACATGCCAGCAAAGATGTTTCCAACACTGCTGTCAGAATCAAAGAGCACTGCGTTTATTAATTTGAAACAACAAGCAAATGCTAACGAAGCAAGGAAGGCACAACGTGGTAGGAACATCATGCAGAACGAAGCATGGCGTAATTCTAGTGGACAAGCTAAATGGAACACACGGGTGAACTATGGAAGAAAATGATACTGTGTTTGAAGAAGTGATGCGTAAAGGTGCAGAACGTCAACAAAAACAACGTGAAGGAAAGAAAAACTTTCAAGAGAGTGTGGAGAAAGGTGACAAGAAGTTGGTTGTTGACACTACTCCTAGTGGCTTGTACACACTTCGATTTGAGGGTGGCGGCAATCTTCCGTATGAGTTGAAAGGTAAGTTTACGTCAATCAAACGTGTACGTGCGCTAGTTGTTGCACGTTATGGAAAGGATATTCTAGCGTGAGTGTACAAGTTGCTCAAGACGAGCAGTTTACATTTGTCGCAGGGTTAAATACAGAAGCATCCTATTTCACCTTTCCTAAAAACACTTGGAAAGATGGCGACAATTTGGTTCCTAATGTTAATGGCAAGCTGACTAAACGGCTTGCTCTTGACTTGGAAGCTGACTATCAACTCACCACACAAAACATTTCTAGTACAGACAAAGATTTGTTTGCATTTACTACTGGTAAATGGGTTGCTGTAGGTGGTGATGGTGATCTTAACTTTATTGTTGCTCAAGCTGGTAGGTATGTCTATTTTTATTTGGACACACCTATTGCAACATCTTCTGAAAAGAAGTCATTTAGTATTGATCTAAACACTTACAAACCTACATCTAATCCGTCAATTATTGGCACTTCTCCTATTAAATGTGTTAGTGCTTCTGGTAAACTCATCATCACTTCGCGTGATACCAATCCTATTTCCGTAGAATACAACCTTTCTACAGACACTATCACTGTCAATGAAATTATAATTAAAGTACGAGACTTTGAAGGTATTGATGATGGTTTGGCAATTGATGAAAAGCCTCTTACCCTTAGTGACGAGCATAAATACAACCTTCTAAATCAAGGTTGGGATGATACAAAGATTAATGCTTACTTTGCAGCTAAAGCTGTTTACCCTTCTAACGCACAGAGTTGGATTTATGGAAAAGATTCTAACGACAATTTTGATAGTAATGTGCTTGACAAGCAAGATTTTGGAACCTCGTCTGCGCCAAAAGGAAGATATATTCTTGATGCGTTCAATGAAGACAGGAGTACAGCTTCAGGAATAGCAGGACTTCCTACAGTTGCAGAAAACTATCGCCCTTCTGTTTGTGCATTCTTTGCAGGTAGGGCGTGGTTTGGTGGCGTTCAAAGTACGCGACTTGGCGCTGCTATCTACTTTAGTCAAGTAGCTCTTGATTCAACTAAGTATGGTAAGTGTTACCAAGATGCTGATCCTACATCTGAAGTGTTGTCTGACTTGGTGGATAGCGATGGTGGCGTTGTCTTTATTCAAGACTGTGGTGAGATAGTAGACATTATCACTTATAACAATGGTATTGTTGTGCTTGCTACCAACGGCATTTGGACTATTGTTGGCACTTCTTCTAATGGCTTCACTGCTACTGGTTACGAAGTGCAGAAGATTAGTAGCTTTGGTTGTGTTAGTTATAAGAGTGTTGTTGACGTTGATGACGCTATTTTGTTTTGGAGTTATAGCAGCATTTGCAAACTTGGTAGGACACAAGTTGCTACATTGGGTGTTGAGTCCATCACTGACCTCACTATCAAAACACTATACAACAACATTCCTTCAGTGGCAAGGCAGTATTCGGCAGGGGCGTACAATCCTTCTGATAAGACAGTGTATTGGGCATACAACGAAAATCTAGCAACAAACGATGCAGAATTTGCATACCATAAAACAAATGTGTTGGCATTAGACCTTCGTACAAATGCATTCTATACACTGTCTTTCCCTACATCTACAACGCTTCCAGCGTTTACAGACATTGTTGTTACGAAAGAAACTAATAACCAAGAACTAGATTACACAGTGGTTGATAATTCTGGCAACACTGTAATTGATGGTAGTAGCAACATTGTTGTTGCTTCATTTATTACTACAGTGGCTAGTAAAAAACAATTTAAACTATTCACTGTAATTCCTGATGGTGCTAGTTATGAAGTTACATTTGCAGACTTTTTAAACGAGCGTAATGCTCCCACTAAATTTTACGATTGGTATACCTATGATTCAACTGGCGTTGAGTTTGACTGCTACTTACTTACCGGCTATAACTTCGCACCTAACGGCCCTGCTAAGTTTTCTCAATCCACTTATTGCGTGGTGTTTATGGAACGCACAGAAACAGGATTTGATGGCAGTTTTAATCCGCTGAATGAAAGTAGTTGCACTATGCAAACTAGGTGGGACTTTACTGACAATGCCAATCCTAATAAGTGGGATGCTGGACAAGAAGTGTATAGGCATAAGCGTATGTTCATTCCGTCTACCTCTGCGTTTGATGATGGATACCCTGTAGTCATCACTAAGAACAAAGTAAGAGGAAGGGGTAGGGCAGTGCAACTTAAATTCACTGCTGATCCTGACTATGATATGCGAATACTTGGATGGAGCATGACTGTGTATGGAGCCACTAATGTCTGATCGTGTCACTGTTCTTAAGAACGAATACGGACATTTACAATATCATGTTTACAAAGGAGCATACTTCATTCATCTTGAGTTGTACAAATGGAGTAAATTGCTGTTTAAAAAATATCAAATAGTTTTTGAAATGTGGTTGTTGGATTTGGCAGAAGATGGAATAGATGCTGTGTTTGTAATCATACCTGACAACGATAAAAAGCTATACAAGTTTGAACAAATGTTCGGCTTTGAAGAAATTCAACGAAATGACAATGCCATTCTTATGGCTCGTTCTACAAGGAGTATATAATGGGAGTTGATCCGTTTACACTTACAGCACTGGCTCTTACTGCTACAGGAACATATAAACAATACCAAGCTGGTCAAGAACAGAAAGAAGCTATGGGTAGGCAAGCTGCTGCTCAACAAGAACAGTTTCGTATCTCTCAACAACAAGCTGAGATTCAAAACGTTCGTGCAGTGAGGCAACAATTGCGTCAACGTTATGCTGCTTCTGCTGCACTAACAGCGCGTGGTGCTACTACAGGGACACTAGGTAGTAGTGGTGTTGCTGGTGGACTGGCGTCACTAGGTTCACAACAAGCTGCTAATCTTAACTACATGTCCGACGTTGCTTCTACACAAGCCGCTATGGGGCAACAAGCTGCACTCATTGGTCAAGCACAAGCTGACTATGGGGCTGCTGCTGGACAAGCTGCACAAGGTGCTGCTTTTGCCAATCTTGGTGGAACCATCTTTGGTCAAACAGGTGGATTTAAAAATATTTTTAGTCAAACTGCATCAACACAACGTCCGGCTGGTTTCCCCGCACCGCCGATGCAAGGATAAATAAATGGCTGAACCTATGGCACCAACTGATGTAGTTGCTACTCCGTATAATGATCTGAGCAACATTGAAGCACAACCACTTACTCATCCGGGTCAAAGTGTTGTGGACACTCCTACTGAAACAGTAGATGACATTCTTTATAAGAATGGTGCTACCAAACCACAACCTCCTGAAGTTGGTACGCAAGATGTAAATCAAATGGCGCTTGCGTTGGAAGCAGCTACGCTAGGCAAACTCACCTATCAAGATGCCTATCAACGTCTTATGGCTGATGGTGGGTTTAGTAGCAATACCATTAGGGAACATGCTGCTGCTTTGTATGTAAACCAACTTCAAACACAAAAAGAAATGTTTGATGCTGCCGCTTCACGTAACATGGTTGTTGAAGCAGAGAAACATGCTCGATACATTGATAAGTTGTCTGCTGCTGTAAGTGATGCACCTAAAGAAAAAGATGTTACAACAATTACAAGAGAAGCTGCTGCTAATCTTGCAACATCCAATCCTACTACACTAGAAAACAATAATGTAAATAAAATCTTTATTGAAGCTACTGATTTGGGTAGTACGGCAGGTATGTCCGAAGTACTTCAAAAACTGCTGGTGGCTAAAGGTTTGGCTGTAGACCGCACTGCATTTGTTGGAACACTTGGCATGGCTATACTCGGCCCTATTAACGTGGGCATGGTTGCTGGCGGTGTTCCGGGTTTGGTTGCTGGTGTTAGTGTTGGTAGCAAGTTTGCGTATGATGCATTTAAAACAATCCCTGATGCACTTGAAAAAGTAGGTGGCGTTAAGAGTCGTGCAGGATTTTCTTACGCAGAACAAATTGCTGAATGGCGACAAAAGTTGTCGGCTATGCCAGCGGAAGCTGCTCTTAAGAACATTTCTGATGTATTTGATTACATTGCTAGCAAAGAAGCACTTCCGGGTGATGTAGGTAAGGTGTTCACTGTATTGAATGTGATGCGCCTTGCAGATCAGTTTGAAGTGGATGACTGGAAAACATTCTCACTCTCTCTTAAAACACAACAGTTTTTGGATAGGTTGGGGCTTGGACTAGACACTGCTGGTGCATTGGGGCTTGTACGTAAAGCCTTCACTGCGCCTAAGATTGCATCCAAAACAGTTGGATCTGCTGAAGCAGGTAAAGTGCTAGGTAAAGATATTGTCAATGGCACAAACAAGATGGGTGCCGACAATGGTTCTCAAATTGGCTACACAATCTCGGCAGACTTGAATCAATACATGCCTGATGGTGTTGTTGGCATGTCTGCTAAAGCACAAGCAGAACTTGAAACTGCTCTTACAAAAACACTTGAAACACTGAATCAGCGTATTCGTTTGGCTGAAGACCCTGAAGCTATTAAGACAAAAGACTTTCTTTCTAGGTATACGGAAAAGTATTCTAAAAGCATTGTTGCTGCCAATCTAGATACAAACGAATTGGTTGTTCAACATCCTAGTGGTAATCCGTTTAGGAATATGGGCAATGCTATTGCATATGCTAAAACATTGTCTGAAAATAGTGGGTTGAAGTGGGACGTTGTTGCTGCTAACGACAATGTTACAACTAAACTTAGTCGGTTTAGTTTTACTAACACTGTAAATGACATTGATGATAGGTTGGTACTTCTTCTTGAAGAAGGACGCACAGGGTTGTTTGAAATGACTGGTCCGGGGCGTCTAAGCGCACAAAGTATGCTTGAAGAACTTTCAAAAAGTAAACAAGCTACAGCCGATCAAAAAGCACTTGCAAGAATGTTGGCAAAGCTACCTGCACTTGACAATGTAAAAATTAAAACATTTCAAAATGCAAAACAACTTGCAAAAGAACTTGGCATTAACGAACTTGATGAAGCTAAATCTTATCAAGGAAAATATCATTGGAAAAATAACACTGTTTATTTCCATGAAAGTTTGGCTGGTTCTACTAGTCTGACACTCCATGAAATTATGCACGCAGCAGTTTCACAACTTATTGACGTTGTGCGTGTTGGTGGTAAAAAAGTACGTAAGATAGCAAATATACGTCCTGAACAAATATCTGCGGTTGAAAACATTCGTGAAATCTACCAAGATGTTCGCGCACAGATTAGTCAACGTGTTGCTGAAGGAGAACTTAGCGAAGTCTATCGTGAGATATACGGACTAAAAGATGTTCACGAAATGATTAGCGAAGGATTTAGCAGCCGTGAGTTTATTGAGTTGTTGAAAGATATTAAACTCAGTGACGAAGCTGTTGAGGCTATTCGTCAAAATGATAAGAATGCTGGCATATTTAAGAATGCTTGGGATGCGTTTACTAGAACGTTCTTGAAAGCACTTGGCATTCCTCCAAAACAAGCTGATGCATACTCAGAACTGATTGAGCAAAGCACTCGCCTGATTAAGTCAATGGACCCTGACCAACAAACTCTGGTTAATAAACTGGCTAAAGAAGGTGTCTCAATTGAGCGTATGACTGAAATCTTTGAGACAGACTTGAAAGAAGCTGCACCACTTGCACACGGATGGTATGTCAAACATGCTGGAAAAGCCATGACACACACTTCCAATGAGATTAATAGCAGGTTTGCATTAGGTGGTGATCCACTTCATCGCGCATCTGACTTGGCTGTGCATGATAGGTTTATTGCTATGCTTCAAGAACAAAAAGATAGCAGAGCACTTAATGACTTGCTTAACAGTGGTTTTAAAGGATTGGGTAAAAAACAAAATGCTCGTGTTATTAGTGTGCTTGAAGAGGGTGATACATTTGGTAAAGAGTTTGGTGTTCCTGAAATAATTGCTCGTGGCCTCACTACAGAAAAAGAACAACGTGCCTACTTTACATATCGCACTGTTTCTAACCTTGATCTTGCTCTTAAGAACCAAACTATTAAAGAGAACTTGACTAGAAAAGGATTTACTCAAGGGTTTGTTAAAGATGGTTTGCTAACTCACTTTGCTCCTGCAAAAGTAGTGTCTACGGCAGAGAATGCTGGTAGGTTGGCATACAACATACTGTCTAAGAAACAAGAGCGTATTGATCCAGCTAAACTTGCTGGACTAAATGTTTATGATCTTGCAAAACCAATTATGATTGGTGGTAAAGAGTACACTCGCATTATTGGTGACTCTACAACTGTGTCGTTTGGTAGACTGCGTAATCAAATTCCTAATGCTCCCGGAACATTCCGGCGTTATTACACACAAGATTATTTTGGTGATGTAAAAATTAACAGACTTGTAAATGGCGAATTAATTGAGGATACGCTGCATCTTCGTACATCTAATAGTGGTAAAGATATTATCAAGTGGTCTGAAGGTATGAATAGATTGCTTAAGATGTATAAAACCAATCCTACCAGTATTACTCATTCTATCATAGAAAAAGAATTGGGTAGGTTTGAAGATGCTGCTGAGATTATGCAAGCTATTCAGCGTGGTGAGTGGGACAACTACACTTCGTTTGGAAACCACTATGATAGATCATCGGATGCCTATTTAGACACATTGGTTAAAGCACAATGGGATGATGACTTGTATAAAGCTGAAGGTAGGGGCATTCGTCTCAAGTCAATTGATAGTGATAATAACAACATTCTTGATCCTATTAAAGCCATTCAAGCAGAGATTAGTAACATTGCTCGTCATCGTAACATTGATGAATGGCGCGACAAGTGGGTGCAAACATGGTGGAATACGTTCTCAGATAGTCTGCCTCCTGCTCTTAGGAACAAATACAAGTCTCCACTAGCAGTGATGTCTGACCCTGCATTGCAACTTTCTGTGTACACAAAGGGAGATCAGTTAGGTAATTTTGCTGAAAACCAGCGTAAATACATCCTTGCACAGCTTGGTGTTAAAACATATGATGAACGACTAATTGAAACAGCTATGAAAAGTTTTACTAGTTCATGGTCTGGTGATGCCAAAATTGCAGGTATTGAAATTGGTGATAGTTTAATTACTGCTGGACATGTTCTTAGGAACGCTGACCCGCTACAGTTTATTCGTAGCTTTAACTTCTTTACAATGCTTGCTGCATTCAATCCTGCACAGCTACTTGTGCAAGCTAGTGGTGCTATTAATGCTGTTGCTGTGTCTCCTAAACACGGACTTAAAGCTGCTTACACTGCACCGTTGTTGCGTGTAGCACTAATGAGTGACAATCCTCAAGTATGGAGAAGTGTTGCTACACTTGAAAAATTGTCAACACTTGGCCTTTCTAATGCTGATGAGTTTGTGTCTCTTGTTAGCAGTATTCGTAGGTCGGGTTTGCTTGACGGTATTGTGGCTACGTCTATGCATGGTGCTGAAACAGGTAGGTTTAATCTATTCACAGGAATGCTTAACAAACTTGGTGAAAAAACTGCATTCTTCTTCAATCGTGGTGAAGAGTTTGCACGACTAGTAGCTTTTGATGTTGCTCGTAGAAACTGGATTGATGCTAACCCCGGTGGTGTTTGGAATAGTGATGCTGCTCTTAGAGATATTCTGTATAGGACTGATGACCTGACACAAAATATGTCTCGTGCTAACTTGGCATTCTATCAACGTGGTGTATTGTCTATCCCCGGACAGTTTTTGCAATATAACTTGAAACTTGGTGCAAACATCCTCAGTGCTGGTACAGCGTGGGCTAAGTCTAAAGCTACTGGTAAACCTCCTATCTATCGTGGATACAATGCTGAAGATGCTTCTCGTATTCTTGCGTTCCATGTGGCTGCATACGGACTTGCTGGCAATGGTTTAATGTCTCTATATGATGAAATCATTGGTGGCTATGAGAATGTTGTTGGCAGGGATGTTACAGACAATGAGAAACTTGCAATAAGTCAAGGTGCTATTGCAGCATTGATTAACGAGATTAGTCAATCTACCACTGGTGAGGATTTAAAACTTGCTGTCGGTAGTAAATTTGGTGCGTTTGAATGGTATCAAAAAACAGCTACGGCAATAATGAAAGGCGATAGTGATTTTTGGTCTGTTGTTTTAGGACCGTCTTACGGTACTGTAACTAGACTCGGTTCATTAACTGCATTGGTTGCTCCACTTGTTAGAAAAGACCTTTCTGCTGAAGCATTTATTGAATCAATTAATTCTGTTGGTAAAGAAGTGTTTAGTGGTTGGAGGAACGCTAGCAAAGCCTACTATACACACCTACATGATGGTCAACTTATAAGTAAAGATAACACCGTGATGGTGACACTTAGCAAGCCTGAAATTATAGCACAAGCTATTGGTATTGGTAGTTCTTCATATGAAGAGTATTGGAGATTGAAACTCAGCATTTCTGATAGGCGTAAAGCTATTCAAGAGTTTGCTAAAACCTATTTGGAAACAGAAAAAATATCTTTGGATGTTCTTAAGAACGAAGGTGAGAGCAAGCGTTACAAAGCACTCACTGACTATATGACGACGCTACACACACCTCTACCTGCTGGTGAACGTGAGTATTTTTGGCAACTTGTTAAGAAACCTACAGGTGTTTATGCTACAGCACCGTTCATTGACAATCAAACAAAAACTAGGGCTGAGTATTTGGAAGGTAGCTGGAACATTAAAGATGTACCTACTTCACGCTCTCGTGGTCTTACAGAATCTAAACCGTTGGAGAATAAATAATGGCTGAACAAAAACGTGGTGGGCAGTTTATGTCTCCCGACCTTTCTCTCGCTCCTGCTCCTGCATCTGCTGACTATGGTCTGCTTGTTCAAGCTGGACAGAGTATGGGTAGGGCTAGTGAAATAGGTGGTAAGACTATGGCTGGTCTAATCACTGCTGCTACTGAAACGGGTAAACAAGTGTATGAAGGGTATGTTGCTTCTGAAGCACAGAACGCTGCTACAAAAGTAGCTACAAACCTATTCACTCCTGACTTCATTGGCGAAGAAGCGCAACGCACTATACAAGCTGAGACAAGCACACTTGCTAGAGAATTGTCTGATGCTGGTGGAGATAGGAGTGTTGTTACAGATTACGAAGCTCGTGCAAAGCGTGTAGCTGATGCTGTAGCTGCAAAAACATTTACACAAGATCAAGCTGTTACACGGCTTACAGCGGATATGCGTCAACTCATTGCTGCTCATCCCGGACAAGCTCAGAACATTCGTAAAGTGTTTAATGAAGTTACAGGTAGGGGTGATTGGGATGTTCGTCCTATTGAAGCTGCTCTTACAGCTAAAGCTAAAGAGGATGAGTTTAGGAAAACACAACTTCGTCTACTTGAAAGAGATGCTCAAAAGATTTTTGAATCTGGTGTAGGTAGCCAATTTGGTATGAGAAGTAGTGCAGAAGTTTTTGAAAATATTGCTCGTGGCACTGACGCTGGTGTTCGTATGAACACAATTCTGCAATCACAAAACCTTATTGAAAATTCAAATAAAGTTAGAACGTCTGGTGAAATGAATCAGTTTTACAACGCTACCATTGTGGGTGCTGGTGCTGCTAGAGCACAAGCAGCACAACAAGTGTTTTCTATGCTTGAACAGAAGGGAATTAATATTAACACTATGGTTAGTCCTACAGAAGCACAGCGTGAAGCTATTACAGATGCATTTCGTCGTATGAAAAGTGCTGAACGTAACAGCCTACTTGCTGCTGAGTCTGATCTGCGTGCTCGTATCTTGTCTAATCCCACTATGGATAGAACAGTGGTTGATGACACCGTGAAACGTATTAGCGAAAGGTTGAAGAATACTCCTCTCACTGCTGATCTTGATGACATGCTTTCTGAATTGAGAAAAAACTATACTGATGCTAATGTTCGTGCTGACACCATTCTCAAGGCTGCACAAGTTAGCGATCTTGTTCTTAAGAGCACTTGGTCAGATGACCTGATTTCTAAAATGAAAGATGATCGTATACGAAAGCAGATGCTTGCTGACTATCCTAACAACCCTGCTATTCAAGAACTTGCTGCACTGATTGAAGGTAGGCAAAGGACTTTTTCTGAAAGAATGAACCAAATGATACTGATTGGTGAAGGTATGATGGGTGTTGCAGCGCGTCCTGAAGCTGCTGCTGCGGCAGCGGCTGCTGACACCACACCGGCAGGTAGGGAAGCAAAGGCTGCTGTCATTCAACTACAGAGTGCTAAAGGTGTTGAAGTGCTGAATGCTAGGGCACCAGCTACATCGTTGGGTGCTAGTGCAGCTACTATGCTTGCTGGCAACTTCACTCCTAACGAAGCATCTTGGAATGCTCTCTATCAATCTGTAATGGAAAATAGGGTAGCCACTGTACTTCCTAATGAAGTGGATTTGGAAACGTTTAACAGGAATTTGGTTCAGCGTACAGACTTCTGGCTTGGACCTAACAATGCCAACTCCTATCCTATTAAGTGGCGCGAGGTTCTTAAGAACGTTCCAGGTGTTCGTATTGAGGCAAATGCTGAAGGTCTGCTTGTTATTACAGGTAAGCAACCTACAACGTCACAAGAGATTGGGCAGATGGCAATTCTGCAATCGGATGTTGTCAAGGCAAACCAACTACTCAGAGTTTACAACAAACTCACTGGAAGTACAACTAGAGCACAAGAAACTTTGATTGATTTGTATAGAGAGACAGTTCCACCTACTCCAACAATGAGTTTTGAACAAACAAGAGCCGGTGCAGTAACAGGTGTTGTACGTCAACGCACTCCTTCTGCACGCACTGCTCCTGAAGGGGTGTCTAATCAAACTCCTGTGCAACCTATTAGGCGTCCTGCGGCAGAACCTTCTGCTCCAGCAACTAGTGGTTCAGTAGCGGATAATTTGCGTAGGTTTAGAGAACAAGCGGAATAATGCGTATTGATGCATATAAGAAAACAACACAGCAAATGTTATACACTAACACTCGTCCTATTATTAGTTGGGTGCATGACTATTATTGTTCCAAGTTTATTTTGGAAAGGAATCACTGATATGTCTTCGTGGAAAGAGCTTGAAACGCTTTCTGTTGATGAGCGTACTAAACTGAAGTGGAACGATCCGCGTATCATTGACTATGTGCGTACAGTGGAGAGGCAGTTTGAACTTCCTACTGACTCTCTGCGTACTCTTCTGTATTCTGAGAATAGCTACTTCGATAAGACAGGTGGAGTTAGGCTGAATGAGAATAACGACAGCACCACTGTAAGTAAGGCAAAGGCTAGAGGCATTATGCAGTTTACTGATGCCACTATGAAGCTGATGCAGAATAGGTGGATGCACAATGCTCTTGATCCACTGGAGAATGTTTGGTTTGCTGCTGACTACTTCAGCCATGTGTTGAACAAACAATATAAGGGAAACATTGTAGCCGCCATTGCTGACTACAACGGTGGACCAAGACAAGCTAATAGTGTTCTTAAGAACCAGATGCCAAAGAGTAGGGAAACTGCTGACTATCTACGTAAAGCACAACATCACTCTACAATGTTTGAATCTGAAATGGCAGCACCTAAACCTACTGAGACTAGACCCACTGTATCAACCACTACTGCTGGCGCTGTTACAGGGATGGTTAGACAACCTGCTAGATAGTGTTATTCCCCTGTGTGTACTGTTTAGAGCAGCACACACAGAGGAACTTTCTTATTAACCCGCTTTGCTGATGGAGAAGCCGTAGTTACCAATTGTAGCAGTGCGATTGGTGATGTCTACGGCAGCACGACGAACACGCTTCATCTTAAACTGTGTGTACAGCCAAGCACGAACAGCTTTACGTGCCTGTTCATACGTCTTGAACAGTTTGTTCTTAAGAGCAGTCGGGATACCACCTTTACGTTTCACAGTGTACATATACATCTCCTTTTAAAATAACACTCTCTTAAACGCGGAGTGTTGTTGCGTTAATCAGCAGACTCTTGCTTCTCTTCCTCTTTGTCTGCTTCTGCACTGATACGTTCATTCCAACGGTCGTTAATGTAATGACCCAACCTATTATATGGAATTACATACGATTGACCCCTAAGAAAATCCATAAACATATCTGCTTGGGTTGTCCAAAAACACAGGTCATCGGTTGAGTCACTTGACAACTCTACAACTCGTCCATCTTCTTCCTTCCTAAACGTAAGTCGCATTACTATCTCCTTATGTTGGTGCCCCCGGTAGGATTTGAACCCACGACCTTCGCATTACAAATGCGCTGCTCTACCAACTGAGCTACAAGGGCTGTTCTTAAGAACGGGTACGCTTCTCAATCTCTCGCTGAATATACCACTTAGCTTTCTCTAGGTCTTCAACTCCTCCTTTCAAGTCTGCTCTCCAGATATACTTCACAGCATTTCCAAGACAAAAGTTCATGTGTTCCGTAATCGTAATACACTCAACACCACTAGGGTGTTGAATGTAGTGTTTAGGATGGACAACGTTACACTCCACAGCTACCTCCTTTACCACTGATGTCACAAATGTCATTCTCTTGGAACACTACACCTTTGTGCTTGATAGCTTCGTGATAGTCCATTTCAGTGATAGGTTGACCACCCCTACTACCGTCAGGATAGGCAGTGAAGCCACGCAGTCTAGGTGCATACTTCGACAACACTTTAGCAAATTCGTTCACTTTGCTTTCGTTGTTGTGCTCACTACCCCAAGATGGCAGATTAATGGTTGAGCTAATAGACATGTCAACATAGTCCTGAATGTCAGCCTGAAACTTAATACGCTTCTCAAACTGATTAGACAAGCTATATGCTGTTTCAATCTTGTTAGGATTGATACCGTCTTGAATCAGCATTTCAGCCGTAGCATCAACGCAATACTCATAGTGCCAACGTGTACCATCTTTCAGATAGCGACGCTTATACGCCACTGCAAACAAGGGTTCAATGCCAGTGGTTGTACCAGCAAGGATACCAATGCTACCAGTAGGTGCAATTGCACGATAGGCTACAGGATGACTGAGGAACAGTCGGTCACAATGCTCGTTAGCACTCTTCTCGCTATCCTCTTTGTACACCTTGAGCCACTTGTGCAACTCAGGTGTCACTTCATATCCAGCCTCTCTTTTAAGTAGCCACTCATGGATACCCATAAGCCCAAGACCCAACCTGCGATTCTTTTCTCGTACTTCGTACACTCGACCATATGGAAGGTCAGCGCGGATAGTGCCGCACACCAGAAACTTAGAAGCAAGCTGGACAATGCTACGAAACTCATCAAGAGACTCAACGGCACCAATGTTAATCGAGCCAAGATTGCAAACATCTGAGTCGTCCTCTGAAGTAACTTCAGTACACGCATTTCTGAGAGTTTCATTTTGTTTATCATCGAAGTTAAAGCTGAATCCGGGTTCTCCGGTTTCCATTGCTTGTCGGCAGTTTGTGAGGAAGGTGCTGTCATTGTGTCTACTCTCCTTTAGAAGCCATGCATTGTCATAGTTAAGTGAAATGTTGGTCATATCCAACTGTGCAGGGAAATTGAAGTCTTTGTTCTTAAGAGCACGCACTTCTTCAGGCCAATTCTTAGCCATAAGAAAGTCGTTAATGTCATCATGCTTCCAATTGAGTGAAGCATAGATGGCACTACGCCTACTACCACCCTGCATAACATTCCTACCAATCTCATTAATCATGCACATAAGACTAATAGGACCACTGCTAGTGCCACCAGTGCGCTTGATAGCCTTACCCTTACCACGCAGAATGGAGTAGTCAATACCAATACCACCACCTGTCATAAGGCAGCTAGTGGAACGCCACGCTACGTTAGCCCACTCTTCACGCGAATCCTCTTCTGCACGAAGCAGATAGCAATTATTGAAGAAGCTGTTTGGCCTACCAGCATAGTAGATGTAGCGTCCACCGGGAATGAATTTAAACTCACGGATATATTGAGCAAGCTGTTTCCTGTCTCCCTCAGACATAAGAGGGCGCTCCCTACCGTTACGTGTGCCGCATACATCATCTACAATGCGATCAGAGCACATCTGCCACGTATCTGCTGGACCTTGTGCATACTTAAATCTAAATACATTCTCACCCAACTTGCTACGAAATTCATTCATATTTGTCATCCTTCTCAATATCATCTTGTGAAATATACTCAATCGTAAGTCTGATAATACCCAAATCAACTATCATTACTTTGTGGCCCCAAACAAACTCAACACCCACCATAAAACCACCAACAAAACTTAGACACACGCTAATTCCTGCCATTGTCAACTCCCGTAATTATCTCTGCATTATATTCATGGAAGTGATCTATACACAAACTTCCATAGTGTTCTGTATTATGCCCTGAGTTCCATACAGACAACAAGCCCCCTTTCTTTTCAGGACAACCACAGTCTAGTGTTTTGTTCTTAGGAACAAACAAGTTTTTCATAAACAACTTCACTTGTTCTTCTCCTTGATTGGCTCATCGTAGTCCAATCCTAACTCTCTCGCGTTATCGGCCATGCGCTCTAACGCATCCCACGAAGCCAGCCTCTCGCGCAGGGCTGCGAGTTCGTGTTCAAGCTGCGCGATACGCTCAGTCTGCGCCTTGTAGACATCCTCAAAACTTCTGCTTTCAGTCATTTCTCTCCCCTTGCACGTATTGCTTCAGCGCAATACCCGGCACCTTCTGCCTTGCCTTGCATGTAATCGCTGGCGCGTTCAGGTTCTTTTCCAGTGTATGGCGGCCGCCCTAAATACAGCGCCCATTTATCGTCACAGATGCTGTCTGCCACCTTCGCACAAGCCTCACGCTCATGCGCGGCTACGATTGAAATAAGACTGTCAACTGCAAACTGGTCATCAATTGGCAATGCATCGTAGTCAAGACCTGATTCTTTTATCAACTGCCAGCGTTCGTTCATTTACCACTCCCATCATCATCAACTCGTGCTTTCAATGCCAACATCAACTTGAATACAATAGCTGGCTGCAAACTATTTGCAACATGTTCTACACCAACATTGTCACACAAATCTTCAAAGTGTGCAATTGTTTGATGGTAGTAGGCTTCATCTAGTGCTTGTTTTTCTTCCACGTTCTTTCCTTTCTTCGGCAGTTTTCTTAGCGTGACATTTCTTACACAGAATTTGTAGCCCCTCTTCACCACAGAACATCCTGTCAATGTACGTGTCCCAATCTTTGAATCCGACAACCTTATCCACAACTGGTTCAATATGATCTACCTGTACCTCCTTACCCGGATACACACTGCGGCAATTGGCACACCTGTAGTGTGCTGCATCCCTACCTGTAGCCCTGTTCTTTTTCCTACCAGCAAACGCTGCTTTCAGTGCCTTAAACTTGTTAGGATAGCGAGAGAATGCACTACGCAATGCACTGGTAATGAAAGCTCGCATTCGTCCATCTGTCCACCCCATCACTCTAGTCCTCATTGTATTCCCTCTTTATCGCTTGTTTAGCCCACCAAAGATTCTTTCTATCAACCTCGTTGTTGTCCAACCTGTCGAATATAGCACACTTCTGTTTTTCTGGAAGATTGTTACAGAAGTCTATCAGTTCTGCACACGACACATAATCTTCTGGTCGCATGTTGTCTGGAATCTCAAATATATCTACAGAGTGATCGAACATCAACTTGTCATTTCTGTACCAGTCTGCAATTATTACAGGCACAAATCCATATACCCAAGTAACAAAGCTGAAGCTGTCGTTAAACTTGTGACTCTGCTGAAATGCTCTTAAGAACGCTTCTTGTACAGCGTCCTCACCCTGATCTCCCCACTTGTATACGGCCCACCGTACAATCTTTTTGTAATACTTGTTACACAGTCGTGACCAGTCATCCTTCTTCATTTTTCTTATCCCTGTCTTTGTTGTTACATTGTCTCATATACTCCTTAATCTCTTCGTCTGCCATATCCTCTTCCTCGTGCATCTTAATCAACCGCTTAAGATTGTTGTTTACATTATCACCGTCACCACTTTTTCGTAGGTCTTTTTTCATTTCACTATACACCAGTGTGTGCTGGTTTGTCAACCTTTAGTGATGCAATTTCCTTGAACCATCCATGACAACTGTTACATTGATAACGATTGTACGACAATGTAGCAGTGTGATAGACACCCCTAGATTGATACTTCTCAGAACCACAGCGAGGGCATCCAACTACCTCACTATACTTTGTGACATTAGGATGATTGGTAATCCACGGCAGCACTCTGTTATAGAGTTTTTCTAACAGCACAACATCCTGCTTGTTATACTTCTCCATAATCTTCCATGCACCAACATCCCCTGCCATGCAGTCATTCCACAACTTCATACCCTTGTGATGCACCTTGTTACCCAATCCGAGCCGTTGACATACGTAGTCAAGTTTGTTGCTACTAAACTTAAACTTCTTACGTACAGTGCGGAGTAGGTCAATTTCTTTCACAGGCGAAGGGGGAGACATACCATACAGTAGAAACTCCCTATGCAATGTAGGAATGTCAAACTTAGTTCCGTTGTAATGCACTACAAAATCAGCCTCATCCAATAGCTGATGCACCCTCTTCAACGACTCCTCTTCATTACCTGAAATACGCATGTACTCTGTCTTACCATCTTGCCACTTCCAACTGACACAGAGTACATATCCAGAAGTAACAATCTGGTCGATTGAAATGTTCTGGTCGAACAAGCTCCATGCATACACTACATTTGGTGCTGTCTCTATGTCAATGAATAGTATTTTAGGCGTTTTCATTTTCCACCTTGTTCAGATCAATCTCAGGAACACGAGGAACATCCACCACTTCCGTAAGAAACTCAACCTTATTGGAATAGGCAAACGCTCTCAGTGCAGGAAAACACTCACGCTTGAACGGGCAATAGGAACATGTAGTACACAGCTTCTTGTTCTTGCTAGTAGCCGACTGAGCAACAGGAGAGAGTACATCATCAATAGGTGTGTCCCTATCCACACTCTTGATAGCACGATTGACAGTGTGATTGAACACCTTGTCATCTGAGCCAAACGGAAAGTAGTTAATGTGACCCAACTCTTTCTGAATGGTTAGGAAACCCATTTCCTTGCTCTTAAGAACATTTGCATAGCCGTTAAGCTGTCCGTAATAACCAAACGGATCGTCAACCAATCCATCGTGAAACTTACGCTCACTCTGTTTCGTAACACTCTTAACGTCAACTACATGTCCGTCAATAACAGCGTCAATACGACCACGCACACGCCAACCAGTAGCATCATCAACATACTCGACCACCTCCTGCTCTCGTTCTACGGAATGCCCACTATCACGGGCAAGCTGAAGAACAAGTGCTTCAAGCATGTCGCCATAGATAAATTTAATCTTGGTTTCTGAACGTAGTGCTTCTCCTATATTGGGCTTGTGATATTTAAACCACATTCTACGAGGGCAAGTGTCACCAAGTTCTGAGAAATACAGCGTCTTGGCATCACGTACCTTATCTCGCTTCTTCAATTGCCTTACGTATCCGTCTTTAACCAAGTCACCAATACCACCCCCAAAGAGGGCAGTATCGGTGTGGTTCTTAAGAACGAAGGCATTGATGTCTTGCACCAATGTCTCAATCATTACGCAGCTTCCTCTTCAATCATATCCTCAACAGCTACAGGAGCAGACTTCTTAGCAATCATCTTCTGTGCCATTTGAGCATCCAAATCACCGCAAGCATACGACTCAAACTTACGTGCAAGACGGATGATTTTTTCAGCTAGAGCTTCATGGTCAACCTCGCCATCATGCAAACCAACAACCAACTCTCGTGCATTGGTTAGAGCATTCTGACGTACAATGGCACGCTGTCCATCAAGTGCAGGGATTGGAAACACACCCTTACCACCACCAGTGAATGCAGGTTTAGCAGAAGTTACAGGTGCAGATGAACCAGCACCATCAACGCTAACACTCTTGGCATCAACGGTGTTGCCATACGTGGTTTCAGAGTATTCAAACGAAATGCTATCACCCTTACCAAACTTGGGTTTACTAAACCCCATGCTAAACCACTCTCCATCAATGTTGAAGGAGTAAGTGGGCTTCATTCCAAACTTGGTCTTAACTTCCTTACTACCCATCGACTTTACAACACCAGACTTTTCCATGCTAAATCTCCTTTAAGGTACCCCAAGTTTTACCAACACTACAACCAGTAGACAACTTTACATCAAGAGAAGTTCCAAAGAAATCATTAAATAATGTAGTAGTGCTATTGAGAATAGTTCTCAATGTAGTTACAACATCAGACAACTTGTTCTTAGGAACATCAAACAACATACTATCATGCACCGTCATAATTGGTACAGCATCAACATCGTGAGTGTAAATAAACTTCACAACTGTACCAACCATATGTGGTACTACATCACCAGTACTGAATCCCTGAACAGGCCAATTCTTAAGTTCAGTAGGACTGAACGATGGTTCACGCTTCCACTCGTTGTCATACTCTTTGAATATGTACATTCTACCTGTAGGCATCTTCTTCAAGAATGCGTGTCTAGGAAATCCTTTTGGTGTGTGTTCTGCTATCACTCTACGCTTGCATTTTGCCTCCTCTTGTATATCCTCGTGAAACTTACGTACACCAACATACCTCATGTAGAATACATAAATAAACTTCTTGGAATCTTCTATACTACAACCAGCTTGCTCTGATAGTGTCTTGGCACCAGCACCATACACCAATCCAAACGATAGCCGCTTGAATGGCTTACGCTCTTCTTTCGTCGGATACCGTCCATACATACCTTTATACAACTCGTTGTGCATGTCAATGTTATTGTTAATGTCCTCAGTCAACTGCTTGTCTCCACTGACAAAGGCCAACCCTGCCATTTCCAACTGAGAGTAGTCAAACTCTACAAGTACACCATCGTCACCATATCTACTTACGTATGCATCCTTGATACCACCTTCTGTAGTTTGATTCTGAATGTTAGGTTTGTTACATGACAATCTACCTGTCTTGGTGCTAACCATGTTAAGATTAGGGTAGAT